TTGAATGCGATGCGCGAGTGGCGCAGCAGGTTGGAGAGCTTGCGGTCAGGGCGATCCGAGACGCAGGTCCTGCCCTCGGGTTCAAGTGTCGGCTCGACGGGCAGTGGCGGAGCGGACCAACATGGTCCGAGACGCATTGACTACGAGCGATGGCTTGCGTATCTCGCCGGATACATCGACGGCGAGGGATGCCTCCGCTGGCACGGGTGTCCGGTCATCGAGGTCACGAACACCTACCCCGTCGTCCTCAACGAGCTGGTCCTGACCTTTGGAGGTTCCGTGCTCGTTCGTCGACCTCGCCGAGAGCGGGACCGCACCTCGTACTACTGGTCGGTCTGGGGCGGCCTTGCGGTCGACGCCATCGAGGCGGTGATGCCCTTCCTGCTTGAGAAGCGCAAGCAGGCGGAGATCCTCCTCGCGCTGCGCCAGTACCCGGCTCGCTCGGCGAAGCGCGAGCAACTGTCGCGAGAGCTGCGTCTGCTGAAGAGGATCGACCATGGACTTGGCGCTTGCGGACACGAAGGAGCTGCTCGCGGAGCTGCTGAAGCGGTGCGACGCGGCGGTATTGACCATCTATCGGGACCTGAACGACAAGGAGTACGACGTCTCCACGATCACGAAGGGATCGGCGCTTGAGGTGCTTGGTCTCGTCCGGTTCGTGCAGGAGCACGTCGAGGGGAGCGTGTGGAAGGACTCGGAGGTCGAATGATCGCGTTGATCGACGGTGACATCCTGATCTACACCATCGCGTTCCAGGTCGAGGTCCCCGTCGATTGGGGCGACGACATGTGGACGCTGCACGCCGACCTTGAGGAGGCGAAGCAGAGGCTCGACCTCGACGTCGCCGAGTTCCGCTCGGTCCTCCGCGCCCGATCCGTGCGGATCGCGATGAGCGACTCGGCGAACAGCTTCCGCAAGAAGCTCTGGCCCGAGTACAAGGAGCATCGGCGCAAGCAGCGGAAGCCGATCATCTACCGGGCGCTCCGCGCCTACGTCCTTGAGGTCTGGGGCGGCGTCATCCGCACCGGGCTTGAGGCAGACGACGTGCTCGGCATCTGGTCCACCGAGAACCCAGGTCGGTCGGTGATCGTCTCCGCCGACAAGGACCTCCGCACGGTGCCTGGTCTCGTCTACTCGCCGCAACGCAGCGAGCTCGGTGTGTACGAGGTCAGCAAGGAGGAGGCGGATCGGAACCACCTGATCCAGACCCTCACCGGAGACCGCACCGACGGATATCCCGGCTGCCCCGGCATCGGCGAGAAGCGCGCCGAGGCGATCGCGGACGGCGGCTGGGAGGCGGTGGTGGCGGCCTACGAGAAGGCCGGACAGACGGAGGAGCAGGCGCTCGTGCAGGCGAGGCTGGCGCGGATCCTCCGCAAGGGCGACTACTCAAGGGGCAGGGTGCGTCATTGGGAGCCCAAGCGTGAACCGAACCGAGTACCTCAAGTTCCACCAGCAGTTGTGTGACGACGCGAGGTCGTTGAGCGAGCGGAAGAACCACGACTACGCCGGGCGCGGCGGCGAGCATCCCTTCGCCAACTTCCAGCGATGCGAGTCGATGGGCGTCTGCACCACGGAGCAGGGCTTCCTCGTCCGCATGACGGACAAGATGAGCCGACTGTCCTCGTTCGTCGAGGCGGGATGCTTCGCCGTCTCCGACGAGAAGCTCCGCGACACCATCATGGACCTCATCAACTACTCCGCGTTGTTCCTCGCGTACTGCGCGAGCAAGAAGCAATGCGGATCGGCGCATGAATACGATGGTGAATGATGCACCTTTGGAGGATTTCACGAGATTTCCTCCGGTCAGCAAGGCTTTGGTCGATCGTCTCGACGCCCTGTTTCCCGACAAATGTCCTCCGCTCGACGCGAGCGACCGCCAGGTCTGGTACGCGATCGGGCAGGCGAGCGTCGTGCGGTTCCTGAAGCGGATGCTCGAAGAGCAGGAGTCATAGTCATGTGCTTGGCGACCCCGAAGGCACCGGCGATGCCGCCTCCACCGGCACCTCCGCCGATCAAGATGACGGAGCGCATCCGCCCCTCGCTGGCGCGCATCAAGAGTCGGCGCGCCGCGGGTGAGTCGACCTCCGCCCTGACGATCCCTCTGTCTCCCGAGGCGGGGGCGAACATCCCACGATGAACGAGTCGGCACGCTCGCTCTACGCGAGGCTGGAGAACGACCGCTGGAGCTTCCTCTCCCGCGCCCGCGAGTGCGCGAAGGTCACGCTCCCCTTCCTCGTTCCTCCCCTGGGGCATGGGCCGGTCAACGCGCTGCCCACCCCCTGGCAGGGGATCGGGGCAAGGGGCGTCAACAACCTCGCGTCGAAGCTGATCCTCGGGCTCCTCCCGCCGAACGCTCCCTTCTTCCGCCTCGTGATCGAGGACTCGTCCCTGATGAAGGCGGAGATGGAGGAGCTGCGGACCCAGATCGACCTCGCCCTCGCGGGCGCCGAGCGGGCTTTGATGGGCGAGCTTGAGGCGAGCAACCTCCGCCAGGTCAGCTTCGAGTCCTTCCGCCACCTCATCGTGGCGGGCAACGGCCTCCTCTACATCCCCGACGACGGGCTGGAGTTCCGGCACTACTCGCTGGAGGACTACGTCGTCGACCGGGATCCCCGCGGGAACATCCTGACGATCGTGACCCGCGAGTCCGTGTCGCCCGAGGTGCTGCCCGAGGAGGTCATCGCGGCGATCGAGAAGCAGAACCCGACGTCGCGGGACAAGACGCTCGACCTGTACACCGCCGCCGTCCGCGAGGATGGCCGGTTCCGCGCGTGGCAGGAGGTCTCTGGCGTCGTGATCCCGGACTCCGAGGGCACCTACAAGGAGGACGAGCTTCCCTACGTCGCCCTCCGCTGGAACCACGTCTCGGGCGAGAGCTACGGGCGTGGCCTGGTCGAGGAGTACCTTGGCGACCTGCTGTCGCTTGAGGGGCTGTCTCGGGCGATCGTCGAGGGTGCCGCGGCCTGCGCGAAGATCCTCTTCCTGGTGAACCCGAACGGCATCACGCGGCAGCGGACCCTGAGCGAGTCCCCCAACGGGGCGATCGTCGCGGGCAACGCCGCCGACGTGACCGTGCTCCAGGCGCAGAAGTTCGCGGACTTCCGCGTCGCGTTCGAGACCATCAACGCGATCAACGAGCGTCTGGGGCACGCCTTCCTCCTGAACACCTCGGTGCAGAGGAACGGCGAGCGGGTCACGGCGACCGAGGTGCGGGCGATGCTGGAGGAGCTTGAGTCCTCGCTCGGCGGCACCTACTCGACTCTCGCGAGCGAGTTCCAGCTTCCCCTCGTGAAGCAGGTGATGCGGCGAATGACCCGGCAGGGACGGTTCCCGAGGCTCCCCAAGAACGTGGTGCGTCCCCACATCATCACGGGCGTGCAGGCGCTCGGTCGTGGTCAGGACCTGATGCGCCTCGACACGTTCGTCCAGGGGCTCGTGGCGACGCTTGGTCCCGAGGCGATGGCGAGGCTCGACGTCTCGGAGTACCTGAACCGCAGGGCGATGGCTCTCGGCGTCGACCCGAAGGGTCTGGTCCGATCCGAGGAGGAGATCCAGGCGCAGCAGCAGCAGGCGCAGCAGATGCAGATGATGAGCCAACTAGGACCCGCGGCGATCCAGGGCGCGGCAAAGGTCGTGACGTCGCCGCAGGCAGGAGCCCCACAGAGTGGTTGACCGAATCGAGATCGCCAGCAGCACGGCCTCCGGGCCGACGGGACCGAACGACGAGAAGATGGCGCAGGTGGCGGAGGCGATGAACAAGCCTCCAGAGCCTCCCCTCCAGGTCGAGGCGCAGCCCGAGCCCGAGCCCCAGCTCCTCGCCGGGAAGTACAAGTCTCCCGAGGAGCTTGAGAAGGCATACGTCGAGCTCCAGAAGAAGCTCGGAGCGCCAGCGGAGGCCGCCAAGGCGGTCGTTGGCGAGTCCGACTTCGAGCAGATGCAGAAGGAGTTCCGCGAGACCGGCGGCCTCGCCTCGGCTACCTACGAGTTGCTTGAGAAGCGAGGCATCCCCCGGGCGATGGTGGACCAGTTCATCGCGGGCCAGAAGGCGATCGCCGACAGGCAGGTGCAGGAGGTCCTCTCCACCATCGGGGGCGAGCAGGAGTACCAGTCGCTCGTCGAGTGGGCGTCGACCAACCTCGACTCAGAGGAGATCCAGACCTTCAACGAGGAGGTCCAGTCGGGCGACCTGAAGCGGGTGAAGTTCGCCGTGAAGGCGCTTGCCGCCCGTCGGCAGGTCGTCGACAAGGCTCCACGCCGCGTCGAGGGGCGGAGCGCCCCGTCCTCGGGCGAGTCGTTCCGCTCCATGGCTGAGCTGGTCGCCGCGATGAAGGATCCACGCTACTCGCGGGATCCCGCCTACCGGCGCGACGTCGAGCAGAAGGTCGCCCGGAGCGGGAACCTGACGTGAGGTGGATGCTAGTCCTCGTCCTGCTCGCCGCGGGATGCGGGTCTGCACCCCAGCGGATCGCCGACGTCGCCGTCGAGATCCGCCAGACCGCCGAGTCGTCCAGGGAGAGGTTCGCAA